CCACAAAAATCACCTGAAGGATCTATTTTAAGATACGAATCCTCTTTTGATTTATTAGAAAGAGTAAAAAAAGTATCTCAAGAGTGGATTAAACCAGGACATAGAAGTGGACAAAATAGTCATAATGTATCCGCAACAATTTCTTTGAAAGAAGATGAGTGGGAATACGCTGGTGAATGGATGTGGGAAAACAGAAAATTCTATAATGGATTATCAGTATTACCATATAATGGGGGGACGTACCAACAAGCACCTTTTGAGGATTGTGATGAACAAACTTATGAAAAAATGATGAAGTCTTTAAGTAACTTAGATTTAACTAAAGTTATTGAACTACAGGATAATACTAACCTTTCTGGCGAAGTTGCTTGTGCTGGGGGAGCATGTGAAATAGTGTAATTATGAATGTAGGCGCATCTAAAGATTGGGTACAACAATTATATGTTAGAGAGTTCGGACCTAAATTACAACCAGATGAATTCTATTATGATAATCAAGGAAGGATAGTCATGACTGAAGAATACCATAAACGAAGAGGAAGTTGTTGTGGTAGTGGTTGTAAACACTGCCCCTATGAACCTAAACATTTAAAAGGTACAAAAAACTTGAACTAAAAAAAGTCGGAGAAATCCGACTTTTATTTTTTATATAATAAAGAAATCATTTCCTTATCCCTTTCACTAAACTCTTCACTACGACTTTTAAGTATAGTATTTTTTTCATTTTCTATATGACCAAAACCTAAAATATGGAACATTTCGTGCCTAATAGTTATGGGCATACATGAGTATTTTCTACATTCAGTAATATCAATATGTAATCTAACCTTAGTAATTTTTTTACCAGCAACATTAGTATAAGTTATACCTGTAGAATTTTTAACATCCTTCTCACTCCAAGGGAAAAGTTTAATAAAATCATTATCAGTTGTAAAATACATTACAGTATTTGATAATGATATATCATCAACCAACTCTATTTGAACTGTCTCTAAAATAGAATTGAACTCAGTGATTGTCTTTACAATTGTTACTGAATCACTAAAACTACAGTCTCCATAAATGAAAATCTTAATATTATTATTCCATTTTTGACCATTATCTGTGATTAAATTAAACTCAGCCATAGTAAAATTTTTCTGAGAAAAACATAAAATACTATTTAAAAATAAAAGGGTGAAAAGTATTTTTTTCATAGTTGTTAAGTATTTATATAACAAATATAGTATATATTTTTTTAACTGCCAAAAAAATTGGTTAATAGTATGAGAAATTTATTTGAAGAATTAGATAGGATAAAAAATTTAATGGTGTACGAGAAAGGTACACCTATTACTGAAGTAAGTACGAGTGCTGATCCAGAAGGTGACGAACCCACAAAAAATACTGCGGAAAAACCTTCCGAAAACAAAGGAGAAGAATCAAAAACCAAAGAAGACTCTAAAGGTACTGGTGAAGTGGAAGGTAAAAAGGGAGAACCGATATTACCAGATAAAAATGAATGTTTTAAAATAAAAGCCACTGGTAGATTTGTGGTAAATGTACCGAAAGGATCTGCAGCAGTAGATAATTTTTTAACTGAAGTAAGAAATGTTATTAATTCTAATCCAGAATATAAAAAAGGTTTAGATAGTGGTACTATGTATATCAGAGAAATCACTCTTCAAGGATTTGCTAGTAATTATTATGGTGGTGCGGTAGAACCACAATTTGCTAATGATTACTGTAAAAATTGGTCAGTCTTACCTGATCGTGATTATGGTGGTGTATGTACAGAATTTGAATTCAAACCATTCACTGGTAAAAAATTGGCAAAATATCCTGGTAATCAAGGCACCAACCAAAAATTGGCAAAGAATAGGGCGGTTAATTTATATAATGGTATTGTCGATGCTTTAAATAAGGAAGGTAAAAAATATGGAATTAAAATTGATCCAACAACAGTACCTGTATACGAAGATGGTGGTAGTTTATATACTAAAGACAATGTTGATGAGAATTGGAAAACAGACATTGCGTCACGTAAACTTAATCCTGGACAAATAGTTGCGGTTACTGCAAAAGTATGTTATACACTAAAAGAACCATGTCCAGATCCTTGTATGACAAAGGACGAAAGTGGTAAATGTACGTGTCCTGAAGGTATGACATATAACGAAGAAACAAAACAATGTGAATGTCCTCCTAATTATGTTAAAGAAGGATGTGAATGTAGAAAAAAAGATAAAGAACCATGTCCTAATTGTATGGAAAGATTGGTTGAAGATGGTGAATGTGAGTGTAAAGAAGGTTTAATTAAAGGTTCTGACGGTAAATGTTATTGTGATAAAGAAGGTAAGAAGGCACCTGATGAAAATTGTGGTTGTCCTTGTCCTAAATGTATGGAAAAAGACAAAGACGGTAATTGTAAATGTAAAGAGGGTACATTTACAATAAACGATAAGTGTTATTGTGATGCGGCAGGTAAAATACCTGTATTAGATGATTGTAGTTGTCCAAATTGCCCTGAATGTACAGTATATAATGTAGATAAAAAAGAATGTGAGTGTACAGGTGATTTAGTGAAAAATGATAAAGGTGAATGTGTTTGTCCTAAAGATAAACCAATAAGAATTGTTCCTGGATGTAACTGTAAGGCAACTCCACCCCCACCATTAAAATGTAATTATAACGCGGAAACTAAAGGTGGAAGAGGTGTTAAAACTAATAATTTCGTAGCAGCGGCAGTTAATAGTACTTTTCCTGTTGGAGAGGGTGATACTTTAACAGTTTCATTTGATTCATTAGTGGTACCTGATGCATTTTATGTTAAATACGGTGATCAAGAATTCTTTAGTGGATTTATGGGTGATGTTTGGAATGGGGAATATAAAAACGTTGCCTTAAGTTTAGAAGAAAAAAAGAAAATGTTGTATATACAGTCGAAGAGTCAACTACATAATATTAAAGTAAAAAATGATGAGGACATAAGTTCAATAAATAATATGTCTAGAAATTTTGTGGGTGAACTAATGTATTACAAAGAAAAAGAAGGATTAATCGAAAGTATTAACGCTGCAATTGGTTCTGTAGGTGGAAAACTTAAAGTTGATTCTATTTTTAAAGGTGGTGACACACAAGCCAAAAAAGTTACTGATGAAATTAAAAATATAGATATTGATAGTACAAAATTAGAAAATATACCTGTCTATGTTGAAAAATATAAATCTGTTCGTGCGGGATATGATAATATTATGAAAAAAAATTCATCATTTACTATTACAAAAGAACAAAAAGAAATGCCAATTAACATATTAGTATTCTCACCATTGGATAGAACAGTATTTAATATGAAAGTTGAGTGTAAATAAAATTTTTAATATTTTACCATTTCTTTTCAAAAAATTTATAGTACAATATTTATATAGAGAATGGCTAAGACTAGATATATAAATATTGATTTCCCTTTTAGAGATAGTGACAATGGTTTCTATTTTAAAATGAATAAAACTGATAAGGACGCTATTAGGGCGGACTTATTGCATTTATTGTTAACTAATAAGGGTGAAAGGTTATATCTACCAGAATTCGGTAGTGACCTTAAAAAATTCATCTTTGAACCCAATGATGAAATAACACAGGAACAAATTAAGGATAATTTGAATCAAACAATAATTAGGTTTATACCTAATTTATTGATTAACGATATATCGTTTAGAAATGATACCATCGAAGAATTAATTATTGTGGAATTAACCTATACAGTTACTGAAGGGACTTTCACAAGTACAGATACAATTACATTAACATTTTAAATATGGCTAAAAAAATAGATTACAATGCTAGGAACTTCTCAGATGTTAGACAACAGTTAATAGAGTTCATACAAAAATATTATCCAGAAATATTCTCAGATTTTAATGATGCATCTGTAGGTATGATGTTATTGGAATTAAACGCTGCGGTTGGTGATATGTTATCATTCCATACTGATAGAATGTTTAATGAGACACAAATCAGTTACGCACAGGAAAGATCATCACTTTTAGAGTTGGCTAGAACTTTTGGATTAAATATACCAGGAAAAAGACCGAGTATAACAATAGTTGACTGGACAGTAACTAACATTCCAGTTAAAGGTGATACATTTGATATTAGTTATGCACCTAAAATTTTAAAAGGTTCACAAGCCACAGGTGCGGGTAAAGTATTCGAAATGATGGAAGATTGTGATTTTTCATCCCCTTTTACAACTGGAGGAATACCAAATAGATTAGTAGTGCCAAACATAGATGGAAGTGGGATAATTCAAAATTACACTCTTACTAAAAGAGAAATAATGTTAAACGGTATCACAAAAACTTATAAAAGAACATTAAGTAGAAGTGATTACCGACCATTTTTTGAAATTATTTTACCTGAAGACAACGTACTATCAATAGAAAATATTATAACAAAAGAAGGTACCAATTTAGTTAACCAACCAACAGAGGAAGAGTTCAGCGATTTCGATATAAGTTGGTATGAGGTACCTGCATTGGCACAGGCGGAAGTTTATGTTGTTGATGACAATACGATATCAGATAGAGAGGGTATCGCAGTAGGTAAATGGTTAAACGCACCTCGTAGATTTATTAAAGAATATACAGATAATGGTTTCTGTAAAATTATATTTGGTGCAGGTGATGCCGATGTGTCAGAATTAAACGATTTCGTTGGATGTAGAGGACAAATAGAAAGAATTGGTAAAACAGTTAATAACTTATCTTTGGGTCAAATACCACCTACGGATAACACTATCTATGTTAGATATAGAATAGGTGGTGGAGAAGATAGTAACATTGGTGTAAATATCATTAATACTTTGGGTACCATAAATGTAGTAATTAATGGTGACTCATCAGATATAAATAGAATTATAAGAAATAGTATATCGGTTAACAATCCGATACCTGCATTGGGTGGGAAAGAAGAACCATCTATTGATGAAGTAAGAAACTTAGTTAGATATAATTTTTCCGCACAAGACAGATGTGTCACTATCAAAGATTATCAATCGAGAATACCATTAATGCCAGGTAAATTTGGTGTACCATTTAGAACTGGTGTATGGGAGGAGAGAAATAAAATTAACGTATCAATTTTGGCATTAGACTCAAACTCTAAATTAACTACTGAGGCTACGTCCACATTAAAACAGAATATCGCAGAGTATTTGGCGGATTATAGAATGATTAATGACTATGTAACAGTTAAAAATGGTAGAGTCATTAATTTAGGTTTTGAGGTAGATATTTTTGCAGAAAAATCAATACCTAAAGGTGATATCATTTCAGGTGTCATTAGTAGTATCACAGATTATTTTGATATAAATAAATGGGATATGGGTGACAATATATATGTTTCACAACTTATTGAAAATATAAATAATGTTGGTGGTGTATTAAATGTCACAGATTTAAGAGTATTTAATAAAGTTAATGAAAACGGTAAATATTCGTTAAATGAAATTGCCCAACCTTATATTGATGAGACTACTAGACAGGTAGACTTATTAGGTAAATATACTTTATTCGGACAACCTAATGGTATGTTTGAAATTAAATACCCTAATAAAGACATAAAAGTGACAATTTCTACATCATAATACTTACTTTCTAGAAAATTGAGTTAGTTTTATTAAAAAAATATAAGTTATGGGATGTAATACATGTAATCAAACAGAAACACAAAATGATAATAATGAAAATCAAACTTTAAATTTAATACCTTCAGATTTAGCGGGTAGTACATTTTTATTTAGAGTGATTGCATTTTTTGTTATTATTATAGCAATACCTCTTATTATTTTAGTCTTAGTTGGGCAGATTTTTATTTCGTTCTTTTTTCCTAAATCATTACCTAATGTTACTAAAAAGTTTAAGAATTTATTTATGGGTATATTTACGAAATATGCGGAATTTAAATATAAAAGAGAGATTAGAAAAAGAGAGAATCAATTTAAGGATACTACTAGTTATGTAGGAAAAAATATTGATGATATTGAAATTTTCGATAACAATAAAAAAAACAATGATTAATATATGTCTAAATCATATAGAATTAGGACAACACCAGGCGAAGATAATGGATATTTAAAAGTTAATGTTGACTTAACTCAAAACTATGATCATTTAGAAATATTAAGTTTAAAAATTTCACAAAAAGACGAATATCAAAGTTACTGTGCGGAATATGGTGTAATTGCAGGAAGAGTAATTATAAATAATGGATTCGGTGTACCAAACGTAAGAGTTTCAGTTTTTGTACCTGTAGATGAAGCGGATTTAAATGATCCAGTAAAGTCTGCAATATATCCATATAGTGAACCATTTCCTGATCAAAAAAATAGGAATGGGATAAGGTATAACGTTTTACCTAGTTACCAACAAAAACTAGATCATACACCTGTAGGTACTTTTCCTAAGAAAAGACAGATATTAGATGATAGTACTACACTAGA